CTTCCTAAAGAAGAAAATATACATTTTTACAATGGTGGATTATTTCAGGACATAAATGAAGATTATGCTGAACTTTGGATAGGAGATTTAGATGATATGATTAGATATTTAAGAAGACTTAAAAGTTTTTTAAATAAATTAGGATTTAATACAAGACAAGATATGGAAAGTTATTTTATTGATAAAAAAAATGGTAAGAAAAACAATAGAATCAAAAATAGCAGGAAGAAGTAATGTATTAGTAATAGAGCCAGAAAAAGATAAAAAAGGATATTTTTACTCAATTTGTCTTTATCATCAACATGTAGGAATAATACAAAATCCTTATAGATGTATTGAACTTTGTTGTGATAAATATAAAAAAATGTATATAAAAAGATTTAAACAAAAAGGAAGAAAAAATGAAAGATAAAGAACCAAAAGAAATAGCTTTGAGTGTTAAGGAAATAATTAAGGGGTTTGTACTTGATAAAACAGTTAGAAAATTTAGTCAGAACTCTGGAGCTATTTATTTGCCTAAGAAATTTATAGGAAAGAAATTTAAAGTAGTTCTTATTCCTATAGAAGATTTAGATGAATTAATATTATAAAATGAAATTAAATTGGAATCCATATCAAGAACTTGTAGAAGGAAGACTTTGCGAAAAAGGTTATCTTAAGGAAAGATATGATGAAAGTAAAGATGAACTTGTAAGAGATTTTACAGAAGAAGGACTAAAAGAAATAGGAAAGATGATGTTTGATCCTAAATGGAGAAAAGTAATTGTTAGTTTAATTAAAGACATGGATGTTCCTTATTCTAGAAAACAAGAATATTGGATTATACTTAACAAAGTTGCAAAAGATTATAAAGAAAAGAAAAAATGAGAACAATTCAAAAGATGTTAGATGAAAGTGAATGTGACAATCTTGTAGATTTTCTTTTTAAATGTAAGATAGATTTTAAATTCTTTTGTGAAAATGTTCTTGCAGATACACCTTTTTTTCTTAGAAGTCATGGAGGAATTCATGATTTTCAACTTGAATGGTTTTATCTTATACAAAACAATAAAAGAGTTATGATACAAGCCCCTTCTGGATTTTCTAAAAGTACAATAGTTGGAATGGCTTATCCTTTATGGTTAGCTTTTAATTATCAAAATAAACAAATACTTGTAGTTTCAAAGACACTTCCACAATCCACGAGAATTCTTGGACTTATAAAACAGGCAATAGAGGAAAACGAATTACTTCAAGAACTCAGACCAAAAAACCATTCAGAAACTTGGAGTAAACAGGAAATTAAAACATCCACAAATTGTAGAATTTATTGTAGACCATATTCTATAAATATAAAAGGAGAAAGAGTAGATTTTATGCTTCTTGATGAAATTGCAAGTTATGAAAGACTTGACATCTTTTTTGATTATATTGTTCCAAGACTTAATCCTAAGGGAACTTTGGCAGGAATATCTACTCCTGAAAGCCCTACAGATCTTATGGAAACAATAAAAGTTCGTGGAGGAAAAGAATATATCTTTAAAAGATATACTGCAATTAAGAATGGAAAAGCAATTTGGCCTGAAAGATTTTCTTTAGATTGGTTAAAAGCTAGAGAAAAGGAAATGGGAGAAGAATATTTTCAAAAGAATTTTATGTGTAATCCACAAGCAGAAGCAGAAAATGCTATATTTTCAAAAAAAGCAATAGTTGATTGTTTTGATCCACAAAGAGAATTTTCTACAGAAATAGAAGGAAGATCTTTTCTTGGGTGTGATTTTGCAATTTCAAAAGGACCCACTGGAGACTTTGATGCTTATGTTGCAATAGATAAAATAGATGGAAATTATATAATTAAAACAATGGAAATGTATAAGGGACTTTTAACTCCTGGAAAAGTTAGAAGAATTAGACAACTTAAGGAAATTTATAATCCAGTTAGAATTGCAGTAGATAAAAGTAATTTAGGGGCTACAGTTGTAGATGAACTTAGACTTGAAGCATTACCAATTAGTCCTTATGATTTTCATCCACAAACTAGAAGAGAATTACTTAACACTCTTAGAAATATAATAGACTCTGGAAAATTAATTATTCCTCGTTCTGGAGATGATACTAAAGCAATTAAAATGACTAATTTACTTTTTAAGCAACTTATGGGATTTAGAGAAAAGGAGAATAAACTTACTGGAACAAGGAGTTATGCTTCCACTGCACCTCATGATGACTTAGTTATGGCATTAGCTTTAGCAGTTGCTGAAGCAGTAAAACAAAGATCTTCAAGTATTTTCATAGCAAGTTCTAGATAGAAACATTTATATAATCTAAACTCTATGTAAAAGTAGATTAGGAGAACATTTGTGTTCCCATTCAAAAAATGAAAGAAGAAAAAGCACAAGAAATTATTGATGAAGTTTCTAAAAAAAAGAATTCTAGAAGAGAACTTAGAAAATTAAAAAGAGAAGAAAGAAAGAAAAATAAAAAATTAAAGAAGAGTCATAGAAAGAAACTTAAAATAAAAATTAAAAATCCCTTAGATTTTGATGATAAAAAAGCAATTAAAGATTTTCTTTCTTACATTTGTTTTTTTGGAATTCTAGTTAATTTTTCTCTTTGGGTTATTTTTAAAATATCTTTTACATTCTATTCTTGGATTGCTTGGGGACTTGCAATCTGGATAATTGAAAATAAATTTGTAGGAATCTTGAGAAAGATGATAAAGAAATAAAATGGGATATGTATCTAAAATATTGGGGAGTAGTGGAAGTTTACAGAAATCTATTTATTTAGGAAGTAGTAATGAACCAGGACAAAAGTCTATGAAGTTAACTCCTGATGTTTCAAGAGTTGATCCTTCAGAATTAGAACAAATATATGTTTCCGATTCTGTAGCTTTTAATTCTGTTAATAAAGCAACTCAAATGATTATGGCAGCAGGATATGAATTAATTGCAAATAATAAAACAGTTAAAAAATATTTTGAAGAATTTTTTAACAATATAGGAAGTATTGGTGAAGAAATCACCTTTGATGAATTATTTGAATCAATTTTTAAGTATCAAATGATTTATGGTAATTCTTATATTGAACTAGTTTTTGATAAGAAAACAGATAGTAAGATAGTTGATTTAACTCTTATAGATCCAAAAAGAATGGATTATGCAAAAACAACAAACAATAAAATAGTTTTAGACAAATATGGAAGACCAATTGGATATACTCTTAAGTTTTCATGGGATGTTACAACTCGTGGAATGGGAGATGAAATTCCAGAACAATATAAAAATTTGGTTTCTCTTAAAGATAATCAAATTTTCTTACTTCCAAGAAGAATTTGTCATTTTAAATTATATACTTATGGAGATAGATTTTATGGATTAGGAATGATTGAACCTTCATATAAAGCTACACTTTATAAGAAGAATATAGAAGAAGCACAAGCAAACTCTATTTATCAAAGAGGAACTTATCCAATTATAGCTTATGTTGGAAATGAAATACATGAACCAACACCACAAGATGTTGATAATGTATTAAAGAATCTTGTAAAGTTAAAACATGATAGATATATGGCTTTTCAGAATTGGGTTAAAGTTGAACCTTTAGAAGTTAGACACTCGGATATAATTGAAAACACCCTTGATTATTTAAGATTAGATCAGGCAGCAAGTTTAGGAATGCCTATGGCTTTTGCAACAGGGGCTGGAGAAAAAACAAATAGAGCAACACTTAATAATCAACAAAGATTTTTAGAATTTACTCTTAATGATATAGTTGATAAGACAATATCTACTTTTAAGAAGTATGTTTTGAAACCAATTTGTGTTTATAACAAGGTATCAAAGGAAGTTCCAAACTTAAAATGGGGTTCAATAGGTGCAGAAGAAATAAATGATAAGGCTAAAAGACTTGCTTCATATGTTAAAATTGGAATCTTAAAGCCAGAAGAAGTTTCTGAATTTGTAAAAAAATCTGAAGATTTAGATTAAAATGAAAGAAAAAAGTAAATTTCCTGGAATTGTTTTAGAAAAAGATATAGCTAAAGGTATATATGAAAAAAACATTAGAGAAATTATTTTAGAAGAACCAATAGATGTTGATGGAGATACAAATCTTTATTATATGGATAAAGAATTATGTTATGGAATTTTAGGTATTAAAAGTCTTAGAGTTAATGGAAACAAATATCATTATGAAATAAAAATTTTAGATCAATTTGAAATACCAAAACCTATAGAAGTAGTAGGAAATAAAACCTTTTTAGAAACAACAAAATTTTTATCAGAAGAAGAAAAATCTATAACACTAATGGAACCTTATGCTATGCAAAAACCTAAAAGTCAAAATTATAATTTAAATAAATTTATAGAGGAAATTAAAGATGACAAGAGAAGTAGTAAAAAGAACTGATGGAAAAACAATAGATATTCCAATAGCTCAAGCAGAAAAATATCCCGAATTAACAAAGAAGATGGAAAATTATAGTAGTGGACAACCCAAATATATTGGAGAGGCAATGCCTGGGACTGCAACTTCAGCAGCAAAATGGAGAATAAGATTAATGGAATATGATGATGGTACAACTAAGCCTCCAACAGGAGAAATATGGGCAGATGGAACATCCAATTTTGTTAAAGTTTGGGATGATAGAGATTCATATTCTTATAGTTAAAAATGAAAAATATTCATAAAATAATATTAGCAATTTCTATTGGATTAACAATAATAGCTTTAGTAACAGCTTTTCAAGTCCAAACAATTTATAATCCTTTTACAGGTAAATTAGATTATATTGTCACTTCAAATTTTTCTGGAGATAATGTAACAGCATTTTGGTTCAATGGATTATTTAATTGGACTACTGATGACTGGCATAGTTTTAATGGATATAATTTAACTTTTAATGAATCTAAACTTTCAACTACTTATTATAATGTAATGCAATATCAAATAGTTAATGGAAATTTTGATGGAGGAACTTTAGAAGATACTCAACATTTAGATGGTGCTTATGATGGAGTAACTTTGAATATTTCTGAGGTTTCTGGAAGTCCTGGATTAGACATTAGATTTAATTTTACAGAATTTGATGGAGGATTTAATGCTGGAATAATTAGATATAAAACAAGTTCTTT